TCCTGAGAGTGGGGTGTGTGGTACGGGGTGGGGTGTACGGGTGTGGTGGGTGGTGGGTGTGCGTATTACGGGTGTATTAGAAGGGTGGGGTCGTGTATTAGAAGGGTGGGGTCAGGGTGAGATACAGGGTGGGGTACTGAGTGAGTGGGGTACGGGTGTGTGTGGTACGGGGTGTGGGGGTACTGAGTGAGTGGGGTACGGGTGTGTGGTGGTTCGTACCTATCGTGTGCTGTCCGGTATCTACCATCGTCTATGGTACAAGTGTGGTACTGAGTGGTATTGCTGTGGTACTGAGTGGCGTACCTACTGAGTGGCGTACCTACTGAGTGGTGTACCTACTGAGTGGTACTGAGTGGTGTATCTACTGAGTGGTGTGTCTACTGCTGTGGTGTACCTACTGAGTGGTACTACCTAGATACTACTGTGGTGTACCTACTGCTGAGTGGTACTGAGTGTGTGGTACTGAGTGTGTGGTACTGAGTGTGTGGTACTGAGTGAGTGGTACTGCTGAGTGGTACTGAGTGAGTGGTACTGTGGTGATACTACTGTGGTACTACTGTGGTGTGTGGTACTGCTGTGGTACTACTGCTGTGGTGAGTGGTGGTGCGTACCTACTGAGTGCGTAGTGGTGTGCTACTACTGTGTGGTACTCACCCGTACTGCCACCCGTGGCCGCCTGCGAACTTGCCTATGCGAACGGTCGCCTTAGTGTGGGGGCGTGCCAAGCGAGTGCTCACGGCACTGCGACTACTGAGCACCTGCTACTGACTATGCCCCTATGGTGCGTGCGACCGAGCGACGACCGTACCTATCGGACACACTTGGCACCGTGTCGTTTCGTTCCCCTCTGTGCGAACGACGACGACGAAGTCGAGTTCGTGTCGTTCGTGACGAAGTTCGTGTTCGCGTGCGACTTGCCTTCGGCCACGGCACTGCGAGCCTTCGTGTCGCGTTGCGTCTCGCGCCTCGCCTGACGAAGCGCCGTCGGACTGGCCCCGACTCGCGTCGTTCCGTCCGTCCGTTTCGTCCGTCCGTCCCGTTCGTCGCGTCCCGCCACCCGCCACGGCGAGGCGCTCGCCCTCGCCCGACCGTGCTCGTCGCCGTGCCGTGCTAGTTCGCACCCCTTGACCGTTCGCAACTCGTGCGAACGAGCGGGCCGTTTCGGGTGATGTTTATCGGGACTTCGGCGGACGGCTTTAGGGGGGCGGGGGCATGCGTGGCGGACATCGGGCGCTCGCTCCGCGGTTTGATTTATCCGTCCGCGCCGAGGACGATGGCGCAGACGACGGCCCTGCCCTCGGGCGGGAGCCTGTCGGACGAGAGCGCCCTCTGGAGCCACCTGTCGGTGCCGTCGTACCTCGCGGCGAACGCGGACCTGCCGTGGACGACCCTCGTGTTGTCGAGCACGAGCAGGTCGCCCCGCTCGAGCGTCACCGAGCGGGTGGCGGCGCGCACCGCCCGGGCGAGATCCGACAGCGCCCCCTCGGCCTCGGGGTCGGCCCCCCGCATGAGCTCCTCGTCGTAGCGTATCCTCCAGCTCCCGCCCCTGCTCGTCATGACGCTGCAGGTCGTGAGCGAGTCCGGCTCGCCGTTCGCCATGAAGCTCTCGTCCACCGACGTCAGGAACCTCCTCTGCGACAGCGCCGCCAGCGCCTCGGGGCCGAGCATCGCCGCGATCTCGTCGGCCTCGGCGTAGGTCGTCGCCGCCGCCGGGTCGCCCCTCAGGCACAGGAGCAGCACCTCCGACGGCCTGTGCTCGTGGAACGCCGCCTCGGTGTGCAGCCCCAGCTGCGCCCTGGACGACGAGGATATCTGCCTCGCCTCCGACTCCCTGACCGGGTATATGTTCTGCACCAGCGCCCCGCCCTGCTCGCGGGCGAACGCCACCGGGAAGCCGCGCCTGCTCGCCTCGCCGAGGAGCATCATCTCCGTGCGGCCGAGCGGGCGGCACGCCGCGCGCTCCGTCGGGGTCGGCGGGACGTCCCCGACGTCGAGGCCCCTCGTCAGGTGGACCGCCGGCCTCACGCCCGCCCCATCGCCGCCGCCACCCTCGCCTCGATTATCTCCGCGTACTCCTCGTTCGCCTCGCACCCCGCCCAGCCGACGCCCTCGTGTATCGCCGCCACCGCCGTCGTCCCCGACCCGAGGAACGGGTCCAGCACCGTGCCGCCGCGCGGGGTGACCAGCCGCACGAGGTGCCGCATCAGCGCGACGGGCTTGACCGTCGGGTGGTGGTTCCTCCTCGGCTTCTGCGACCTGTTGCGCGGGTTGGTCGTGCCGGCCCTCTCGTGATCGTCCTCGTCCTGCCTGCGGCTGGGCAGGTCGTCGAGCCCGAGGTTGCGCTCGGACGCCGAGGCCTTGGCGCAGTAGAAGAAGCGCGCCGCCGAGCCCGAGTCGCCGTAGCCCGGGTCGCCCGCCTTGTACCTGCCGGCCGGGACTATCGAGACCGCCGACTGGGACTTCTTGCCGATGCGCCCGCCCTGGGACCTGCCGAGATCGGGGAACAGCTCAAGCACCTCGTCTGAGCCGTCGTGGATGAAGTTCGCGGGCCAGCGACCAGCATCGTTTTGCGACCAGCCACCAGAACCATCTCCGCCGCTTAGTGTTTCTTGTGTTCCAAATGTCGCCGTTCGGTTGCCTGCGCTTGACTTATCGCCATCAGCACGACCCACTCGGCATCCGTCTATGTTGATGCCGCCCGTGCCGTGCGTCAGCACATTGTTCGCCACCGTGCCGATGAGCGGCTTGCGCGCGAGGACGATCGGCTCGTGCGCGGGCTTCAGCGCCGTCCCCCACCCGTCCCACATCTTGGCCCCCTCGGTTGCGGGCGCCGTCACCGGGACGTCTATCGCCGTCTGCCTGATGCCCACGGCGCCGCGGTTTATCCCGCCGTGCACGTTGTCCTCGGCCGCGACCGTCACGCCGCGGCTGAACCCGATCACCTCGCGCTCGGCCCCCGCGCTCTTGTCTATCGCCTTGGATATGTTCAGCGACTTGGGGAACCCCGAGCCGTAGACCCACATGATCTGGTCGCGTATCTCGAAGCCGGCGTCCTCTATCGCGCACGCCATCCTGTGGTACGTGCGCGTCCCGCCGAAGGCGAGCAGGTGCCCGCCCGGCTTGAGGACCCTGAGGCAGTGCCGCCAGAGCTCGGTGCTGTACGCGATGCCGGTCGAGTCCCAGGCCTTGCCCATGAAGCCCAGCTCGTACGGCGGGTCGGTGACTATCGAGTCGAAGCTGTGCTCCGGTTGTTGGGAGAGGAAATCTATGCAATTCCCGATGTGGAGCATACGGTCACAATAGCATGGCCGGTTCTTCGCGATGCTATGTCGGCATAGTCGGAATTTATCTCGAAGCCGAACCATCGCACGCCCTCGTGGATCGCGGCGACGGCCGTCGTGCCCGAGCCGAGGAACGGGTCGAGCACCACCCCGTTCGGCGGGGTGACGAGCCTGACGAGGTACCTCATCAGGGTGACGGGCTTTACGGTCGGGTGGTGGTTCTGGTGCGGGGCGCTCATGTCCTTCCATATCCCGGCGGCCACGTCGCTGCGCGTGTCCGCCTTCTTCTTGGGCAGGCCCTCCAGCCCGGCGTTCCTCTCCGCCGTGGACGCCTTCGCACAATAGAAGAACCGTGCCGCCGAACCGTTTGATTTGTCCTGCGCGGTCGTCGTGTACCCGGTCGGCTCGCCGTTGTTGTTGAACGGCCTCGCGCCGTCGGTGGTGTTCCATGTCCCACCCTTGGTCTCGGGGAACAACTCCAGCACCTCCTCCGACCCGTCGTGGATGAAGTTCGCGGGCCAGCGGCCGACCCTCTCGGGCGTAACCATGTTTGACCTCTCGAAAGTTCCGATCTGCGCCTGTCCGGCGACATGTTCCGGCAGGACTTCATCGCCCACCCTGCACCCGTCTACGTTGATGCCGCCCGTGCCGTGCGTCAGGACGTTGTTCGCCACCGTGCCCTCTAACGGTTTGCGTGCCATCACAATTGGTTCGTGCGCTGGTTTGAGTGCAGTACCCCAGCCTTTCCATGCCTTTGCCTCGCTCGATGCTGGAACGGTTATTGGGTTACCCTGGCCTGGCTCGTCCTGTATCTTCCCGCCGTAGATGGACCGCGCCATCGCGGTTCTCGGGTCGTGCGGGTCGGCGTACCCGATCACTTCTCGTTCGGCTCCAGCCGCCTTGTCAATCGCCTTACTGACATCGTGCGACTTCGGGAAGCCTGACCCATAAACCCACATGATCTGGTCACGAATCTCGAACCCGGCATCCTCCACCGCGCATGCGAGCCGGTGGTAGGTCCGCGAGCCGCCGAAGGCGAGCATGTGGCCGCCCGGCTTGAGTATGCGCAGGCACTGTCGCCACACCTCCACGCTGTAGGCGATCCCGCTCGCATCCCACGACTTGCCCATGAACCCGAGCTCGTAGGGCGGGTCGGTGATGATGGCGTCTATCGAGCAGTCCGGCAACTCGGACATTAGGTCGATGCAATTTCCTACTTTTATCATTTCCGGATACTATCACTGTGACCGAATTTAGGGATAAAGTTATCTGATAAGCAATATCTGATAATCCATAATGTGGTGACTACGACAGGAAATAGAGGGAGTTACTTCTTTAATCTTTTTTTACTTTCCTTAGTCTCCGCATACATGTCGTCGGACTTCCAGCGCCTCCGCCTTCGCCTGCGCCTGTTTGTCAATGCGCGCCTTATGAAGGCGCCGGCGGTGTCGAAAATCCACTTGTCGTCGATCTGGGCGACAAATTTATCCACTGCCTCGTGGTCGTCCTCCGGGAACAACAGATCGAGGGCCTCGTCATCGATGTCGTTGATTCGCTTCACGAATGCCGACTTGAAGGACTGCTCCATTAGATCCTTCTGATGGAGGCTCTTCTCCTCTCGGGGTTTCACCTTCTTGCGCTTGCGCCTAGGGTTCTTGCCCCTCATGGGGGAGCGAACCATGCCCTCTCGCTCGATGCCGCCGAACCCACCGAACGATGAGTCGGGCATCGCCGAGTAGACATCCTTCCGGTTCGTCGGCATTCGTCGTTCCCCCTAGCAGTCCCCGTCGGGGAAATTGTTATTCCTGGCCTTCGTCCTCTACCGTTGGCTTTTTCTTTTTCTTCTTGAATATCCGATCCATCAACTCCTCGCGGCTCATGGGCGATGTCATGTCGTCGTCCTCCATCTCGGCCGCATCGGTTTCCGACTCGCCGTAGCGAAGCTTCTTCTTATTCTTCGGCATCTCAATCGGGGGACCATACACGCCCTTGTGGCGCAAGGATGCGTCCTTGGCATCTTTCTTGCCCCATTTCTCGGGGATCAGGTCGGTCTTCTTGAGCGCCCTGGCTCGCTTGATGATGTGCCTCTTCGCGGCGGACTTGTTCTTCGCCCTGCCGAATGCCATGATGGCGTTCTTGAGGTCCTCGGTCGTGACGATCGGGAACGATCCGTCCGGCAGCGCTATCCCGTTTCTGGCGAGGTCGCGTCTCTTCTCGGGGGAAAACGCCCTCTTGAGTTCCATCTCGGCCTTGAGCGCCTTGTTCATGATGTTCCGCGGCCGACCGGACTTCATCGCCCTCATCGCCCTTCTCCTCTCGCGGGGGCGGCGAAAAGCGGTATTCCTTCGGGATGCCATGCGATCCTGCATGTCCATGTCGCGTTCTGTCGGCTCGAGCGCCATCTCCTCGTCATCCTCGGGGAGGTCCGGCGGGCCCATGTCCTCGTCGTCCTCCGGCAAGTCGGGCGGGCCCTCGTCCTCGTCCTCGTCCTCGGACTCCAAATTCGGCTTGCCCATTGCTCGCTTGAATTCCTTGGCGTAGAACTCTAGCTTCTCGAGCTCTTCTTTGCTCTTCTCATTCCACCACTTGGCGGCATCTTCCCCGTCTGGATTATTCGGTCGTGTCATCTTGTTTCTCCGTATCTTCTTTGAGTCCTTCTTGGATGTTCCTATTCACGCCGAGCAGGATGTTCTCCCTGCGCTTGGCCCACGCCTTCGCAATAGCGAAAGCCTCATCGGGGTTGTCGAAATTCCTTGGCATGACCATGCTTCAATAATACATTTCCAAAGGCGCTTCGGGGGAACCTGTCTAGACTGTCCCCGTGGACAATCTCGTGAGATTATACCCCATAATCGTGGGCCAGTCGCGTTATTCGGGGGTTCACGAGGGCGGGACTTGGTACGCCCTGCCAAACGCCGATTCCGGTTTTATGTGGAGCGATTTATTCGCCGATTACATTTTCGGCGAAATTGAGGATGCCGTGCGTTTCTGGACCGCGGATGAATCGCGACTCGTGGGGAGGGGCAACAGCCCTAACGCCGCGGTGCTCGATTTGCTCGAGAGGCACTTCGGCGTGAGACAATGGGAGCGTGGCGACGAACCCAGAACCCCCGAAGGAGAAGCCGAAGGATCCGCCGAAGGATCCAGGGCCGCGCTTGGTTCGCCCGGTGCCGAGGCCTCAGGGCTGCTGCCCTAAGTAGAAGTCCCTCAGTTTCTGCCCGACCCACCTCGCCACGGGCGAGGCGACGCCGTTGCCGCACATCTTGTATCGCTGGGTGTCGGGGATGACTTTCTCATCGGCGTCATATTTCGTGTGGTCGTCCGGCCAGCCCATCAGCCGCTCGCACTCGAGCGGGGTCAGCCGGCGTATGACCATGGACGTGCTTTGCATGACGAAATCGCTCGGATCCCTGCCGACTCGCAGCGACCTGTAGACACCGTCGCCCTCCTCGAGATTCTGGTTGTAGCCGTCGTACTGGTACGCCACGCTGGCCGGCGCCTGCGTCGCCTTGAGCGTGGGGGACTGGTCCTCGAACACGGCGGCGTTGCTGCCGAACTGCGTGTCGAACGAGTACATCGCATCTTCGGTCGGCTGGGTCACGAAGGTCTGCGCGTGGTGCGACTGCGCTGACGGCTGCAGGGCGGTGACCGCGTTGGCCACGTCTATCGGCGTGGCGCTGAAGTTGCCGACGGTTGCGTCCTCCCTGATCGAGTAGGCGATGGACTGAGAGCCAGTCTGGTCGAGCGTGTACGAGGGGTCGTCCTCTCCCCCGACACCCAGCCCGTTCTGGTTCTTCTCTATTTCGCGTCCGTCCTGGATTGGTATGGCAAGGTAGGTCTGCTGGTTCGTCCCCCACTCGGCGGAAAGCGCGGCCGACTTGTCGCCGAGATCCCTCACCTCGGAACGCTGGTTGGTCGCGAAGGCGATCGGGTTCTGGGCGACCATCGGTGTGTTGTTGCCGCCCGTGCCCATAAAGGCCTGCAGGGTGTTGACTTTATCTACGAACAGCCGCGGTCCGACCCTGCGGTCGTCGTCGAACACGATCGAGTTTTGTTCTTCACGCGGTCGTCCCTCCCCAACCGATTGGGCCACGGCGTTTACGTGCGCCGAGGTGAGGGTAGCCATCGGGTCGCCGTCGGCGCCGATTCCCATCCCCTGACGATTCTGTTCGTCGTATTTTTCGGGATCGCGCAAAGCATTTCGTGTGTCGATGGGGATCGCCACGGCCGCCTGGTTGTCGCCCATTTCCGCCCTTAGCGTCGGGGATATCTCCTCCCAATGGTGGTCGGATGCGAGTCGCGACACGGCGCCCGGCTCGAACCCGATCACTGCCTGACCGTTTTGTACGACCATCGGGGTGTTGTTGCCGCCGGTGCCCATCTTCGCCGAGAGCGTCTGGCTCACGTCGTGTTCGGCTATGCGCACGCCGTCCCTGTAGGAATTCTCGAAGACTATGTCATCCAC